TGCTTTGAACCTGCAACACTTTACCGCCAACCCCTGCTGGCAATGCAGATACAGCAGACAGAGACTGATTGTTTAGTTTAATTAGTGCCATGTCAGTTTCCTACCCTATTAAGTAGCCACAAAAATTCATGTATTGAGGGTCTGTATTTGGAACATTATAACTTATATCAATTGTGCATCTTATCACATCGTTTTGAGCTAAATTCATTACAACCTGCACATGATTTGAATAATGTGCTAAATCATTACCTGACCAACCTTTTTGTTTTAAGGTAGTTCCGTGATATAGTGCTAGACCTAAATAATCTGCTGAATTCGTAAGCCCGACATTTGCCCAAATGCAATATACACCAGCAACAGGAACTGTATAACTAGCCCCAAGAGTTGAGGAGTTGTCTAAGCCACCCCCACGACTTTCTTCAATTGCATCAAAATATACTGGCTTATCTGTTGCCGCGATTGCGTTTGTTGCAAGACCAGCATATCCCCTAAAATAAAAATAGGGGACTTGAGGTGTAAGAATACGCCCACTGCTATCAATGCTCATCGCAGTATTAGTACCAGTGCTATCCTTGATGGTAGCCAAGTCCAACTCAGTCGTACCCATCTTGGCTTTTGTAACCGCACCATTGCCTATCTTGTTAGCCGTAATAGCACCATCAGTAACCGAACCAACACCCAGCACATCACCCAGCGCAACAACAAAGTCAATGCTGTCGTTAGATGTCAAAGCCGTGTCAAACACTAGGTTAGAACCTGATACTGTAAAGCTATCCTGTGGTGCTTGAATAATACCGTTCAAAGATACAAGTAGCTGGTTGGCTGTCTCTGGAAAGTATGCCGCAGAACCTAGCGTCAGTGCGTAGGTAGCTGTAGCAGAAGCAGTAAGAGCATCTAGCTTATGGAAGCCACCGCTTACTGGGGATTTACCTATGTATGGCATCTATTTCTCCTTATGGTTTTGTAGGCCATACAACATCATCCAGTGATGTGTAGCTGTTGGTTATGTCACGCAATGCTTGACGATATGTAGTCATCTCAGAAGATAATGTGTTATCAGATAACGCTAAGTAATCTGTCTCAGCTAGTCGCTGGTCACGCTCTGCACGAAGGGCGGCAAGGTCGCGGTCTGCTTGACCATCTGCCCATGCCTGTTCTTCTGAAACAACTACAGCTTCTTCTTCATCAGTCAAAGCTATTGTTTGACCATCTACTCTTTTATATCTGGTCATAGTTTAACTCCGTATAAAGCATAATTTGCGTAACTTATATTTCCAGAGGCCGCCCTTAATCTAATCCCCTCTGCAACAGCACTTGCCAATCTAACAGCATTACCAAAATTAGTGCTAATGTCTCCATTATTATCTAGACCATTAATTTCTCCAGTAATTGTTGTTTTTAGTGATGAACTTGTACTGTTAAAAATTTTTAAATATACGTCAGATGGTTCACTACTAGAATCACCCGCTGAATACCATTGAAAACGCATATAATCAACATTTTGATTACTACTTCCGTTTGTATTTATACTATCTTTTCTACCAATTCTTTGGGAATTATAAGACCCATTAGCACTTATTACAGAACCACCTTCAATCAACCTAAAAGCAGTATCAACAGCCGAACTATGAAAATATCCATTAACCACTAAAATCTGGTGATGATAATCTGTACTTTGGCTGAGCGAAATATCTGCGGAACTAACGCCAGATGCGCCTGTGGTGTCAGACGAAATCAATTCCATTTTACCAGCACCGCTCACAGTACCAGTAAACGCATAGGTATCAGCGAGGTTCATGCTTTCTGCTTGTATTTTACTTAATGCCATTAGTTCGCCTCCTCTAAAGCAGATACTCTAGCTAACAAAGCATCATATTTATCTGAAAGTTCACGCAGAGCTTTCCAAAGTATTGGTGTCATATCACCCATTGTGAATTGCTGAACCTCAAAACCTTGCACATCATCTGTTTCTGTAAAACTAAGACGAGCATCTGAGTATGTATTAGGAAGTTGTGCGGCTACATCCTGTGCAACAAAACCAAACTCACGTTTAGTATATTTTTTAGTAGCCGCTTCATAATCTGATTGGTTGAAATTATCATCAGAATCATAGTATTCGTTACGATTATTTTTATAGTAGGCTTTAGGCTCAATAGCATTTACAAAGTCTAGCCCTACTGACAATGGTTCTATTTGTGTTTTGTCTCGTCTGTCCGATACGGCTGTGATGCTTGTGTCTTGACAACGCAAATCGCTAATACTGCTATTGCCTAGAACAAATTTATTTGCTGTTGTTGCTGATGCCTGATAGCCTAAAGCAACTGCATTATTTTGAGTGGCTTGTGCATTATTACCAATGCCTACGGCGTAGTTATTATTGGCATCTGAATAAGAACCAATGGCAACACCATAGCCATCCGCTCTTGCATACTCACCGATGGCTACACCTTGATAACTACCAACATAGGACTGTAGACCGATAGAAACGCCAGAATGACCAGCGTTCTGGTCTTGCCCTGCATTTCTGCCGATAGCAATTGAATCGTTAATTTTAGCTGTTGCCCCAGCACCTATAGCAATTGCTTCAGTGCCTGTCGCTGAAGATGCTGTGCCGCTAGAATTTACCGCTAAATAGTTAGAGCCGCCAGAAGGCAGATTAGTCAGATTACTGCCATCAATAGCAGGGAGTGCGCCAGTTAGTTTGCTTGCCGCCATAGTGGTTATTTTATCGTTGGTAACAGAACCATCAGGCGGCACTACGGTTTGCAATGCTTTGCCCTGATAGATAACGTAGAAGTCATCTGTGTTTGCCACGTTGCCTGTCATGCTCAATGCAGTGCCAGCCACTGTGTATGCAACGCCAGCTTCCTGACGCACATTGTTTACAAACACCTCAATTTCTTGAGCGTTAGCTACAGCGTGGGTCAATGTGTAGCTTGCACCACCGTTGCCAGTGATGGTCTGCTTGCTCATTGAGGAGTAGCTGTTAGATGTTTGATTGCCTACATAACCCATGCTTCACCTATGTACTGATTGCGTCAACAGCCGATACCCATACATCAACAGACGATGCTGTATCTGACTGCACATAAAGCCTGTCACCTGATTGCACTACAATTTTTGCGCCGCCATCCATTATCTGTAATGCACCGCCAGCCGCTATAGGCGCACCTTTGACAAGATAAATATTGTTAGTGCCATCGTTAATGTACACATCAACATTCACCGCATTGGAAGTAATGTTAGTGCAGTGAATACCAACCAGTGTGTCAAAGCTGTCAAAGTTTGCACCGTCTGGTATATCTGCGGCTGAAGTTCCTACAGCGTTTAATGTGTAACGTCTAAAATTCTGCGCCATGATTTACTCCTTTATAACGCAATACTCATGGCTATAGAAAAGCCAGCAGAGGCAAAGCCAGTTGTGCTTACAACAGCATCATTCCATGCAGAACCGTCATAAACTCTAAGTATGTTTGATGTTGTACTAAAATAAAGATCGCCAGCTTCTAATGCTGAACTATCTGGGTCTGCTGTTGGATCTGATGATTGTGGGCCATGATATTTATTATTAAAATCAGAAGCACTTGCGGCGGCTTGCTCTGCCCAATACTTTGCAGAATAAAGACTACCTGATACTGCTGTATTAGATGAGTATGAACCACCACCACCTAACGCCCACTGCTTTGCAGAACCGTTAGTATTACCAGTTTGTGAGCCAATAGCGTATTCTTTTGCTGAAAACTCTGTGCCATCACAAGTATTGGTAGTATCTGTTGCCCACTCTTTTGCAGAACCAGCACCAGATGAATCTGTTACACCAGTGCCGCCTGTTGCCCATGCTTTAGATGAATAACCTTGTCCTGTTGCCGCTTCACCATTTACTTTTATAGCCCAATTTTGAGCAAGTGTGGCATTAGCAGAAGCATTTTGAATAGATGTAATATTCGAAACTACTGTTGCTATATTTGATGTATTGCCAGCTACTGTTGTTACATTAGCAGAAATATTTGCTACCGTTGTTACATTGCTAGAAATAGAAGCTAAACCAGATATTGCATTTGTAGCTACAGTTCCATCTTGTATGTCTGCCAGCGTTGCTATGTCGGTTGCTATGCTTGACAATGTGTTTACACCGCTTGTAGCTGGGCCAGCTACTACCGCGCCTGTGCTTGAATCAAATGCTAACACAGTACCTTTGCGGCTATTTACATCAGGCAACACAAGAGACACAGAAGTATCGTAATCTGTAAGACGCAGTGAACGACCAATCTCATCATTGAGGTCGGCGGCAATAGCAATTAATTTATCAAGCTCTGCATTTAAAGAATTAATTTGGAATGCGCCAGATGCAGGAAAATCTGTTGTTCTTTTGTGTTTAATGTCTCTAGTTAAAACAACAATTTTATTTGAGCCACTAGCGGTTACTGCACTTGTAAAGTGTACATGACCTGTAGTGCCGCTTGTATGACCAGCATTAGCATCAGACGCAGAATCAGAAATTTTGTAATGTGAAGTTAATGTTTTTAACGTGCCATCAACATAAACATTTAAGTCTTCATCATCAAAGATTTCAAAAGACATAGTAAACACAGTCTGCGAATTACCATTCGCAACGGTGTAACTGTCTCTTGGGTCATTATCTGCTAAGTTAATAGTCATGTTCGTATCCTAACTTAAATTAAAGACTCACTCAACGCACAATTAATACCTGCCGCCACGCAAGGCTTGGCGCATCTCCTGCATCTCTTCTTTCCACAGCAGTGCGCTAGCAAATGGCAACCTTCCAGTAAACTCATATAAACCTTGGTCGAAGTCGCCACTTACCATTTTACCCACAGCCCTGCTTACATCTACAGCATATGATGTACCTGCTCCTGTAAGACCTGTAACTGCGTCAACAACACTTTTTTCTTGTGGAAATTTTGGGCTAATAATACCCATGCCAATGTCAGGGCCACCCAATGCAAGGCTTGTATTCATTGCTGTGTAAAATAAATCACCATGCAAAGCTATTACACCACTCGCATCTATTGAACGTGCTAGTTTATCTGAGAATGACATTTTATCCATAACAAAGTCTGGTTGTTTCAAAGACAAGGACATATACCCAAGACCTACTGATGCGGTAAGAGCAACGGCTCTGTTGCGTATCTGTCCATGTGCAAGTGACGCTGTAATTTTGTTTGCGGCGGCAAAGCTATAAGACATAAACTGAAATGGCAAGCCAAGCAATCCATTCTCAACACGCGCATAGCCTCTAAACTTAGGGTCTTCTTGCATTCCAAAGCGTTGTGCAACGTGCATAGGAACATAAAACACACCATCTACAGCAATGGGCTTATCAGCAGGCGTACCCATAAGAACAGTATTCATAATACCGCTATTCATAGAAGTTCTAAAATTATCTCTAATGCCTATATCGTCCCACTTAGATGTATTAGGCAGGTACAATCCAGCCTCAGTTTTTTCCCAAGTAGAGTCAGCAATTTTTTTTGCGTCTTCTAAGTTAATGTTATAGCGAAGCAAATACTCTTGCTCCATCTTAGTAGCCTTGCCTTGCGTCCAACGTACAGAATAATCAATTAAAGTATGACCACGCATGATAGCATCCATACGCTTAAAGATGTTAGTCATTGGAGCTAAACCATTGAGCATAAAGAACCCAGAACGAACTTTGTTCATAAATCCATTGTTCAATGGGTTGTTGGTCATATACTCAGTAAGGCGCAGGTGAGCATCCCCCATCAATATCTCGATAGCCTCACCTGCAATACGCGCTTCTCTAGATGAGAGCCTAACCTTGTGGTCATTCATTACACCAAACAAGCTCTTCATCACTGTGCCTAACTCATGCTCCATCATAATTTTAGCAAAGTCAGGCAATGTAGCCAAACCAGCAGAGCCAAGATAGTTAAGCATTGCAAGGTCTTTAAGAACTGTAGCAGTCGTTTGATCCCATGAGTTAGGGTCACGCAACACTCTAGTAGTTACGCGGTCATACATATGACGCATATCACGCAACACAGCATTACGCTCCGCTAGTGACAGGCCATCATCAACCATAAACATATCTTGGTCTGCAAGCACATCGTCAATAGAGCGACCAAACTGTGACTCAAATTCATACATAGGGGCAATACGTTGATTGTACGCCTTCATTACATTGATGGGATTTGTTTCAATGAAGTCCACTACCAAAGCATTTGGGATATCAATCTCACGATGACGCAGGTGTTTAGACTTACCACCACCATAGTATGATTGCTCTTCTTGCGTTACATCTCGTCTGCCAAGAATGGTATCAATAGTGCTATTAACACGTCCTCGTACTGCATCATTTTCTTTAGATAAAGTTTTCTTTACAAACTTACCAGCCGCCTCATCAAAGACATACACCTCTGGGTTTTCTTTGTACCACTTAAACAATATATCTGCGAACTTCTGTTGATTTTCAGAAATAGCAATCAAGTCCCAATATCTAGGGTTAAAGACCTTCTCATTAGGAGGCATGATTTCATTGTCTTTTTGAAACTGAATTTCTGCTTCTAGCTCATCTTTCCTTTTGCGTAGCTCAACAAGTCTTTGATTTCTATAGAATAATTTTCTTTGGTTTTTAGTCATATCTTTTTCAGATATGTTTGTGCCGCGTGGGTCTTTTACTGTTTTAACTAACTTAGAAATGTCCGCTTCTAGTTCGTCTATTTGACTATCTATCCATGTTAATTGTCGTGTATAATATTGCTCACCGCCGAGCATACCAACTGCTTCAAGACGCTCAGACCATGTTTTATAGTAATCATCAATAGCGGCTATTGCTTCTGTCTCAGCATCTGTCTTTGGCTTTTCGCCTGTAATACGCTTGCGGTTTACTTCAGCAATCCACTCTTGATAAGTTTGCACTCGCTTGCCACCAAACCCCTGTAACTTTTGATTTACAGTACGCAAGTCAACATCAGCAAAGGTTTGCTCACCTAACTTATACTCACGCTCATACAGTTTCATAAGGTTGTCGTGTACCTGTACCCACTCACCATTACGCATCTGTGCTTTTTGATACACTGACGCACCAAGTTTTGCGCCATTTTTAACTGCATTAACCAAGATGCCTGAGTCGCCACCCATCATAAGCATAGCTTTTTTACTCACATCGCCCAGCTTTTTGTTCTGCAATACACGTTTCATAGGTGTAGTAACAAATTTATAGAACACACTGTCAGTCCAAGCAGACTTAGCAATGCTAAAATTATCTGGGCCTGTGCCTTCTGCAACTTCACGCACACGAAGCATACGCTCACCATCAGCGTTACCTAACTCTTTGCGTGTTCTGTCTAATGTTTCTTCTGCTGTTTTAACACCAGCCTCTAACTTAGCTTTGATTTTTTGACCTTGTTCTTTTTTTTCTGGCGTTAGCTTTTCTTTTAGCTTTGCATTAACAGCATTTAATCGCTCGTTTGTTTTGTTAATAAACTCTTGCGTTGCTTTTATTTTCTTTGGTGCGCCTTGAATGATAGCCTCAAGCTGTTCTGGTATTAACTGTGAGAACGGACGCTCTTGGGTAGCGGCAGGACGCTTGGGGTCAGCTACAGGCACAAACTCTGAGCCAATTTCTTCAAGCTGTTGTCTTGTAGATACAGTCGCTTGTGACCTGCGTGTAGCAGGGATTGAGATAGCACCACCTAACAATGCACCTGCGGCAAAAGCTGAACCTATGTTTAATACGCTTTCTGTGGGCGTAGAGAGGGGGTCTAGTGGTGCGCGGTAGGCTTCTTGCACTGTTTGTATTGCGGCTACTGACGCGCCTGTTCTGAGGGCGGAGCGAGCAATACCAATACCAGCACCACCAAAAGGCAGTGCAACAAAGTTTACAGGGTCAAACATACCTGCAAAAAACTGAGACATAATTGGTGAGCGAGCGAGTGTCTTCCTGCGCTTAATGTTTGCATCTAAAGATGCCTTAAGGTCTTTCATATGGTTTGCATTTTGAGCGAGTATCAACTCATTGCGATACATCTCATACCCTTCCATGTCATTTGTAGAGACATAGTTAGGGTCTACTTCATCACCATACTTAATCTTGTTGGATATGTAATCTATGATAGGAGCATACTGGTAGCCCATTGTCGCGCCTACAGTATCAAAGAAATCAGGCGAAGGACTAAAGTCTGTCTCGCCATAAAATCTTTTGTTTGTAGAGAATGGGTCGTAAAGCATTAGTTACTCTTGCTTTCTAAGAATTGTAAAAAGCTGTTACTAAGTTCTGGATTCAACGAAATAGTAGACATATCACTTTCAAGTACTGGGCTTGTTGTACCCTGCTTAATTTGTTGTTGACGCTGATACTCCATAAACAGCCAGTCATCACCGCTATAGTCTTGTGGTGGGGCAACACTTTTCTTTAAATCTTTAAGATTTACATAGATAAACTCACTCGTCTTTGGGTGCTGATATGGTTGTATAGTTCCATTTTCAATAACAGATAATTGATAAATAACATCTTCACCTGTGCCAGTTGATTCGCCAGCAATGGCGGTAAGGTAAACTTCTTGCTCATTACCTGTTTGCAATGAGTCAGCACCTCTATCTAAAATTTCTAAATCTATCATGCTAGTTCCAAGCAATCCCCCAATTGGAAAAGCAAGAACCTCTATAAGCGTTTTTTCTTTTCTAGATATACGAGCATTAGCACCTGACTTTGCAAGAAACTCATTGAAGTTAGCGATGGCCTTAATTCTACCGCCCTTATCCATAAACTTAGACAAACCAAATGCAGACTTAAATGGCTCGCCTGAACCGCTATTGATAACATAACCCTCTGTATCAACAAAATGTTCGTCCATCATTGTATCAATGGTTTCATCAATAGTATCTGGGGCCATACCTGCCGCTACAAAATACCCAACTAAAGGCTCAAAGTATTCTCTTGCTTCAAAATTACCTTCACCAACTTTATTAGCAATAAAACTGTCAACAGTCTTTCCGCCCAAAGCAAATGTCATCTTGTCCCCAAATGCTTCTCTATTATCTGGGTCTAAATTAAAGCGCATAGTTTGATACACTTGCGCGGCGTTCTGACCGCCTCGTAAATTTTTTACAACATGACTCATAGAGGTCATCATATCAAATGTATCTTTACCTAAGTCTGAATTAGACCACACATTAAACGTGCCGCCTACTTTATCAGGCCTTGATTCAAGCCTAGCCCATATGTCAAAGGCTCTGTTTATTTCAGTTTCTGATAAGTTTTGTTTCCCGCCAGCAATAACTTTGTATGTGTCAACAAGGTTTTGCCCAACAAAACCAGCAACCACCATACTTGGTGCAAAGGCATCAAACTGTGCGTACCCTTCGGCTGTTAAAAAATACAAAGGAGTATTTGCATTATCGCCAATAGTGAATGCGTCAACGCTTTCACGATTTTTTTTAGTGCTTAATGAACCACCGCTTAAAGCTGTTTGCCCACTTTGTATTATTTCTGCTTGTTTTTTCTTAGCCTCGTAAAAGCTTTGCAACTCTTGATTTGCCCCCTCAACCTCACGATTAAATTCTTCACGGCTTCTATTTGTTTGCAAACTTTCTAATTGTTTAACAACAGGTCGTATTTCTTTTGGCAAGTCTTGGAGTGTTACGCTCATTTTATTGCCACTTAAATACACTTCCACTAGATTTGATTCGCTTGGCAGTAAGGGACGCATAGCCTCTCTGCCTTTATTGTCTTTAGTTTTAATTGGAGAACCATATATTACAGACAAAAGGCCAGAAGAAAGACCTTTGCGATAACGCATTATACCGTTTTCAAGAGTTTCAGAAGGAACGTTTAGTTTTTGGCCCTCTTTTCTAATGCGTTGCTCATTACTTTCAAACTCTGCAATAGCACCTAATATATCGCCATTGTCAATTTTTTCTCTGAGAGATTGTGTTAATCCATTGAAGCCAGTTTGTGAATCTGGGTTAAGCATATTGCCAACCCAATCATAAAGCGAATCTTGCTCTTGCTCTGTAGCTGTAGCTTTTTGTGCCGCTTTAATTCTTACAGCATTAGAATGTATAGAATCTAGCTCTGTACTTATAGAAGAGTTTATCATCCCTTTATAATTGCGAGTAACTTCTTTGCCTTCTTCGCCTATTTGGAATGTAAACCTATCCGCAATGCCAACAAACTTTTGCAGTCTTGGGTCTAGTTTATCTGCGCCAACACCAGTGCGTATTGCTTGCTGTAAGCTAACTAAGTCAGATGGCTCTAATGGGTTGGTAGTATTTAATGATTGCTCATATACAGAACCAATATTGCGAGCAATACCTACGCCAGCCCCGTTAACAAGATTGTTTTCTTGTTGTGAATATGTTTCAGAGCTATGCACTCTTGCTGTTAAGCCTGCTTTTTGAGCTTCAATAAACCCATCAAATGTACCAAGAAAATCTTCAACCTGACCTTCATTGCTAAAATCTAGAACAGCCCCAGTGTTGGTAAGGGTTAAAGAATTGGCATCACCACCTTCTTGCAAAGCAAAAAGATTATCCTCTAAATCTCTTTGTGCATTGCGCTTAATAAAATCAACTTCTGTACTTGCAATAAGAGAAGAAGAAATGCCACTTACAATATTTTCAAATCTAGGCAGAGCAGATTCTGTAATCCCCTCTGCATATGAACGCATACGTTTTGAATAGTTTGCATAACCATCAGGCTTTAGCATTTCTTCTGCAAAAATTTTAGCAGACTCTGTCTTTAGGTCTTGCTCAACCTCAGTAACATACCTTCGTTCTACTACCTGCTGATATGCACGAGATGCCGCGCGACCAAACTGTGGCGGCACTGCAAATGCTTCAGGCTGTCCTGTCTCTGGATTGATTGTTCTTATCTGTTGGCTGGTAGCAGATACACCTCCTTCTTGACCTGCTTGCTGTGCGTCTTCAATAAGGGTCTTAAAAGAACCCTCAATCAAAGTATCTGCAAACTGGCCTAATGACCTTGCACCTTCAACATTGCCAACCTGTGCTTTAACCACACCAATAGGCTGTGATAAAAATTGACGCTTTTCTCTAATCACTGCCATTATTAATACCTAATCAAATAAACTTTCACCAACGCGATACTGTTCGTACCTAAACAAACCAGATGCAAGAGCAGAGCCAGCACCTAACAATGCGGCTTGCTTTGCTTGGTCGGCTCTAAGTGAGGTTGCTTTTTGCGCCACTCGCAACTGTGACGTACTCATTATTGTTTGACCAGAAATAACCTCTGCATCTTCTGACGCTATCTCACGTTGACGTTCCATAAAGGCTCTAAAGCTTCTGTCACTCACATCACGATTCATGCCGCTAAGAAACGTAGCTCTGTTAATAGATTCATTTGCCGCAAACTGTGCGTTGCGCTGGTTCATTCTTTGGCGACCAACAATCTTTTCTTGATTGATTTTTAGCTCTGTTTGGTAGTTATCAAAAGCGGCCTGATCTTGTGCGGCCTGTCCACCCTGCAAAGCAGACACAAACTTTAAACCAGTGCCAGCAAGTTGTGCCATTGTAAGATAGTCCATTAGAACGATACCTCTGCTATAATACCATTTACTTGCGCTTTAAGAGGCGCAGACTGCGTTATCTTTACTGTTGGGTCTTTACTAAAACCAAGCAACCTAAACTCTTCCTTGCCTGTTACAGGCTCTCTACTAACTGCAAAGTTACTATTTACCTGTCTTATTACTAACCTGTTATTGTTTACAGATACAGACAGTGTATCTACTAAATCTAGTATAACACGATTTACTCTTCTTGGATTGCCTGTTAATGGGCCATTTTGTACTGACGCATCAATAGGCAGTGTTTCAAACTCTAAATTAAACTCATAACCAATTTCTGCGCTTGTTATTTGTTGCACAGCAGATACATTTACCTGACCATTAGCTACAGTAAACTGGCCAAGATAATTATCCCCATCCACCACAGATACAACTGCATCATTAGCAAAGTGACTAGATACATTAAACACCCCAGCAGTGCCAGTAAAGTTGTCAGAGAAGTCCATGTTAAGACTTGAGTTAAACTCTGTAAGAATAAACTTATTTGTCCCATCGCCCTTATCATACTGACCCACCAAGAACACCCTGTCATCAACAGTGCAGATAGAATGAAACTTACCTTTAGTAGTAAACTGTGACCAACCTGCACGTTGTTCAGCCCTGTTAGAAGTGAACAACGCGATTGTACCATCACTGTTTAGAACAAATGCGTAAGATTCTGGTCGATTAATTGCACCGCGCAAGATGGTCATTTGAACAGGGTCGTTAATTAAATGCGCTGAAAGCTGGCTAATAGAGGTGGATACATATGCCGCTTCTGCATCAGAGTAGATGTATTCTCTAACTACTGACCCATTCTTTTGCACATATATAGTTGCGCCATCGAGTGACTGCGGCTTTACAAACCCTGCACCAAATGGTGTTTGTCTTTTAATTTGTGCATTTGTTGGCGTAATAGGTTTTTCTGAAACCGCAGGAATATACAATTCTGATGTACTAGTAAAAATTTGTAAGTCACGATTTGATACAATGTGGCGTATACTATTAATCTCACCAATGCTAGCCGTAAGGTCTAATGCGTCATCATCTTCTGCACCGCCCACATCAAAGTTAAAGTAGTTAGCACTCTTACTTGCCCAGATTCCGTCTGGCTGTGCAATAGTGCCTCCAAACCACAAACGATTCTCATGAAACGTTACAGCCGCAGGAAAGCCCCTCAATCCGCTATATGATTGCTCTTCCCATTGTGAACTTGGAGCATGTGTTTCAATCTTAGGTGTGCCGCCACCTACAGTAGAAGCATTTGCATTTGCACCAGCGGTAACAATAAACACATTCTGATTAACAACATCTTGCACAGTTCTTGTGCCATTTATTTGATTAGACGAAATACCACCTACAGCACCAGCCTCAGAAATAATAACACTGTCTCCAGTAGTTAGCCCATGCAAAGCCATAGTTATTTCTATGTCAGCAATGCCATCAGTTGTTTCAATAGCATCTGTATCAAGATGCACTTCTAACTTATCTACAATATCACCAGTTGCTTGTGTCGCAGATTGCACAGATTTAATTTCAATTTCTTGCCCATGAAAGCGAATAGTAATGCCAATGTGTTTGGAATTTGAATAATTGCCGTTTGATTGCGTTCCTGTTGTGTCCCAATAGTTTGCGCTTGTTGTAAGCGTAGCACCAGCCCCACTAGTCTTAGAGGGGTCTAGTGTTACAGAAGGGTCGTGAAACGAATAGTATGGTTGATGAATGTAGTTTTGGTCAGCATCTGTACCAAATGCAAATGTACTCACCTCAAAGTCATTAAGGCTTGTTCGTACAAGTTTGCGAATCTTAAATGTATTGTGACAAAGAAACATTACATCGCCTGATTGAGCAAATGTAATCTCATCAAGAATGCTATCATTGATAGGCAAAGTTGCCGAGTCAACGTCCTGTGTAATTGTTTCTACAAGAGTAACATTACCAGTAGATGGGTCTATCTTAAAGCATCTAATCTTCTCATGTTCAAGAGAAATAATGTAACGCTCATCGTCAGAAAATATAAACGGAATGATGCGGTGTTGCATACGCTTTGATGAGTTAACAGTTGTGTCAAACTCATACACCTTGCGCGTGCCAAACCTCTTTAGAATGCCACCCTCATTTCTTATAAAAAAGTTTTCAACTTTCTTAGCGGCGGCGGCATAGACTTTAGTATCAGTGCGAGACAGCATAGAAGGACTGACTTCACCAAACTGAAAGTTTGAAATGGGAACTCTAATCCTTGCCATTAGCTACGCCTATTCGTAATAAACCTCGATGTTGCCAGCTTACGAGTTGTCTGTTGCTGTGAATCTAACGTTCTAGCTTTAGTCATTGTTAGCTGTGCTTGTGTGTTCATTAAACCAGCTAATGCAGTGTCTCTAGCAACTGATGTTGAAAAGACAGTAGCCAAAGCATACTCAACAGCAATGGTAAAGTAAGAAGGCCAATAAACTTCATCTACACGGAATGTGTGGTCTAGAATTACTTTGTCTAATGGTGATGTATTGGCAAACAGCTTGTCACCATATAACTGATATTCAATCAGATTATCATTTACAGTAGCCGCGTGAGTCATCAAATAGTCTGATGGCAGTTGATATGCTCTGTCATATCTTCCAGTGGGCGGTGCTGTAAGTAAATTAAGTTCTGTTTGATTGGTTGCAAAACGCCAGCGTGAGTTTACCAATGCTGTACGAGCAACGTCCTCATACATATTTACCGAGACAAGAGCCTCGGTTGTACCGTCTTCAAACGAAGTGATTGTGTTTGCCCCAATCAAAATTAATGCTCTGGAACAGATATCAATCGGTGTATTTGCGTGGGTGCTACTTACTGCCATTGTAGGTTATGGGAGAAGCAAGTTGATACCTTAGCCTCTCCCAAATCCTTTAATCGCTATCAGTAGCAGTAACAGCAACACCGTTTACGATGTCGATGTTTGTGCCATCAGACTGATTGCAATATGCAGTTGATACTGCTGGCGTACCGCCTGTTGAAGAAACAATAAACATAACATAATTTTTGTTAATCATGCCAATTGCTTTCAGGAAGTAGTCTTCAGTATTAATATCAGCAATAGTGTCTGCGCTAGTATAAATCCACATACGCTGTGCTGATGAGCCACCAATAAGGGTTAGGCCAGATGCTGAATATGCCATAATGCTAACTCCTTTTAGTTATTGTCTAGAACTTCATAGATGCCGTTGGCATCAATGACTACCGCACCCATTGACATACTTGATGTTGCAAGGTGTGATACTTTTTCTGCGACATAGTTAATCTCAGTTGATACGTCTGAGTTTACACCCAGACCAACAGAAGACGTATGGTAAGCCATATTCTTACCAGCAGTTACTGCTGAAGTTGAGAAAATCTTGAAGCCCATAAACTCTTTCATTGTCATGCCGCCAGCGAAAGGCAGGTTCTGCTCACCAACGAAATCGCTAGATGCGAATTCAGTAATGTTGAACAGGTCTGCATAACCCTTTGGGTGCATAGCAAGATAGCGATTACCGTCTTCAGGAATGTCTGCTGAACCAAATGTTTCAAACAAAGACAAGATATCTGCAAGCTGAAGAGCCGAGTTAGTATCATGAATCTGTGTTGAATTTGCACCAGCGTCCATTGCAGTATACAAGATTTCATCAGTCTTGCGACCAAGTGCGGCGGCTGAAGATTGTGCAACGGCTGAACGCTCGTTGATGTTTGTCTTCAGTTCATCCAACTTGTCAATGTATTCTGCGGCATAGAAGTCTTCCATTGTTGCTTCCACTTGTGTGTGTGCAAGTTCCATAGGAGTTACATTGCCGTTGCGTGATTTGGTAGAAGCCGCGCCTGTACCAATTTTTTGGAAACGTACAGTTGAACCTGATACATTGCTTGCCATACGAACAGTGTTCCGCAATTTAGAACCCATGCGCTGATAAGCCATGTGAACTTCAGATTCGAACTGTTTGATAAATGCTACATCAATAGTATTAGCCATTTTCAGTCCTTCTGAGTTAAGTTAATTTTACTGCGGTTGTCTGCTTGGCATCCTCACTGCGAGTATCCGTTAGGGTCGCTCAGTGCATTACAGGCCGTTGTTGTAGATAGTAAACATTATTTTTCTGATTAATGCAACGTACAAATCTCATCATCGTATGTCCGTTGATTTCAAACAAATCATCATCAAACGTAAACCCACACCAACTTAACCACATAATTGTCTCTGTGTGGTCAACAGGAACAAAATTTTCAATCATATCATAGTTGCCTTGCAGGATGCGTATAACCTCTTTGCACCCACGCAAGAACGGACGAAAATTGTTGTTGATGCCGCCAGTGCCTAACATCCACACTCTAGCGGTGTCACCTGTTACAGGCACAGTGCCACACATGGCAATGGGATTTTCATCAAATCTAATTGTGTAAGTAAATGCGCCATCAATAGCTAACGGCTCACGCAATGCTTCTAAAGGCTCTAGCCCCATAATTAAACACTCTCTCTTGTCATTTAAACGCAAGTAGGGTGCTAGTTCATCAGCATCTTCGGGGCGACTTTTGATTAACGAGAGCCGCCCAACTCGTTTTATGATATTAGCCATAAATCTTTTTAAAACCATCCTCAACCATTTTAATAAAGTTGGGGTCGCGTTTTGCAGGATTATGATATCTGTCATCCATCATCATCTGACGCAACTGATCTTCAGACACTTGACCAGATGGTGTGTTGCCTGCAAGTGGTGTGGTATCACGCATTGCGTTCATAATTGTTTCTAAAGCTAGCACACCTTCAGAAGTTTCACACATACGTTCTATTGCGCCTAGTTGTTCCTCTGGGAAAAATTGATTAGCAAACAAAGACACAGCTTCTGTGCGAGCAGAAGCATTGTCTCCTAATTTACCTAGCTCTTCTTCATAATCAGGCACACCCTCGTTTAGCGCACTCAAATACATATTAATGCCTTCTGAAAACTCATCTTGATTAAAGCCGTTTTCATAAGCGTGATTAGCCCACCACTGCAAGAGTTCGTTGTCAGTAGATGATTCTTCGTCAATGCCTTCTGGCAATTCATAATCGCCAACAGACTCTGGACGATTGGCATAGGCTTCCGACTCAATCTGTTCCATAAAAGATTTTCTAAAGTCTTCTTCTTTTTGACCCAACTTACTTTCCAAAGAAGAGTAAGCATTAGCTAGGTCTTCTGCATTTCCAAACTTTTCAGGAAGCCACTCAGGACGCTCAACCGCAGTCTCAGTCTGGACTGCCTCTGTTGGTTCAGCACTTTCGGTAGATTCAACTTGTGCTTCTTCACTCATTTTCTTTCACCTTATGTGCGTGTTTAACTCTGCCTTCGATAATACCAACGATATATCTTTGACCCTCTGCATGGCGTAACTGTGCATCAGATACACCTGCTCCATGTACTGATTCAATAGTTATTGAACGAAGATATTTCAATACCTCTTTGCCTAACTCACTGCTAAACAAAGCGGCTACATTTAAAGAAATGGTTTCGTCCACTTTTGCTGGGCGTTCATACCCATCAAGACTGAGGTGCTTGCGGCCCTTGGTTTCCGCCAACTACTTGCTCCTGTGTTTGTTGCGACATCATCTGTTGTTGCATGGCATATTGTTGCGCCATCTGCACCAACTGTTGACGCTCATTCAAATCCCTAATTAGATTGTCTGGAACGCCAAACTTTTTCGCAAGATACACGGCAGTCTCTTCTGAGTTAATCAGAATGTTTGTAATCTCTGGCCCAAAACGACCCTGTACTAATTCTAAGAATCTAGCAACAGATGTAATGTCTTGGTTTGCTTGCGCTTGAGCCAAAGGAGATACAGACCGTACCTTTACTTCTCTGCCGTTAATAGTAGGCAGTTCAATCCTGCCCTGCTTTTTCAGTATGTAAACTACACGCTGAAGTACAGGTTGAACTAGCTCTGCTTGCAATCTTCCAAATGCTGAACCAATACGCCTAGACAAGTCAGCCATACGTTCCGCAACCTCTGTTGCAGATGCAGGTGTTCTATCTGGGTTGCCCAGCATATCATTATACAATGCGCGTTTAATGTTTAGCCTCATGTCCGACAGGACAAGGTTAGCAACATCAAAGCTACCAGCCGCTCTTATTGGTTGCAATCCTGCTGAACCTACAGCTTTAGGTATAACAGTTCCTGGAACGAGATTGATTGTATCAGGGTTTACAACACCATCGTCTTCCATTTGATAGATGCCAGAGATAGCCATCTGTGCATTTTCAAGTATTAACTCAATAGTGAGGTTGGTAGTTTTAATTGCGCTAAGTGCATTAATTAGTGGGCCACGCCCATAAATCTCACCTGAACACTTTGACCAACGAAAACAAATAAATGGATTTGAGCCTACGCCAGTATAGTTATCTTCAGCTATGCACTCGCCTAAAGAAGTTTCTATTGCATAAAATTTATTAGCTTCTTGATTAGGTTTGCTATAATCTTTACACACAATTTCAAGAATCTTTGTTTTATCATCTGGACTTCTAGAGATGCGGTCAGCCATCTTTGATGATATTTTATTCTTCTTATACATATGCGGAATATCAGAATACCTAACCATACGTTCACGATAAACGTGGTCAATGCGGTCATCCGCTCCACTGTCTAACACAACATGAGGCAAGGGTATTGCTGAGAAAACTACAGGGTTAATAGCATCACCCTCTGACACAGCAAGTACGCCAGTGCCTACAGCCAAATCCATAAAAGATTCATGTACTTCTTGACCAAAATTAGAGTTCTGTATTACTTCAAATACATATTCAGTTACTTCGTCCAACTCGTTATTAACTGTATCACGCTCTTCATTAGGGACTTCACTCCCCGCTGTAAAATCTGCCCAGCGAGCAAAATTGGGAACAAGACCCTGCTGTAGCCTAGACGCAAACTCTTGAACGCCAACCACCGCAGTTTCGTCAAATATCTTGTCATCACGTCTTTCACCCGAAGTTTCATAATAGAAAGACTCTCTTTGTGGTAGCGCATATTCATAACACTCCTCAAACAAATCAACAAAGTTTTGCCGATGATGCTTTGCCTTTTCGTACTTTTTTAAGAACGCTTTAGAAACATCGTCAGCACCAGTAGGTATAATCGGTGTGTTATAATTTATCATTATTTCATATACTCATTATAAAAACCCATGCCACCACGAGAAGACTGAATAAGAGAACGGCGACCTGTACCACCACGCATTCTTGAAACACTCTCGTCTAAACGCTGAGATTTTTGAGTCTTAGCTTTTTCTGTTGCCGCCGCCTTTGCTTCTGCTTGTTGCGCTTCAGCCGCTTCGTTTCTTGCTACAGGCTGAGACTTTGGCTTAAATGGCCCCGCACACATTTGTACCTCTACATTCTAGCCCACAAACCTTGGCGACCCCTTTGCTTGGGCTTTCTAGCAAAGACATCATATTCTTTTCTTGCGGAGAAAGTAGGCGTTGGCTTTTGATTTTGCATCAACTGTCTACCCTCACCTGCACCCAACATTAGATATTGTAGTGCATCATGTATATGAGAATACATATTTTTATCTGGTTTGTCAGCATATCTCTCACCAGAGACTTCCATACGTTTATACTGATACCCACCTTCAAAGCCTTTAATCAAGCTAGGACAACGCCTATCAATAAGAAAAGCTGGCTTTCCGTCAACCATTTTATTTAATGAAGCAGATACTGATTCCAACCGCAAGTCAACCGAGTTGCTAGGTGCAGGTATAGCGCGAAGACCAGCACCACGCATAATCTGAAATGGAGTTGTTTCATCTGTTTGTGCGCGGAAGTCACCAGCAGGGTCTCCAAATATATGCACCTCTAAGTGGGAAAAGCGTGTAGCAATCTCCTGACGTAACAGTTCTGAAAAACGCACAATGCCCATATCAATAGCTACAATCTCTGACTGTATAAGCCAGCGACCACGAACCTTTTGCCCAAAGACAGCCGCAGGGGTCAGGCCAAAGTCAATACCAATATATAGTGGCACACCATCTGCAATAGGTATCTCTTCTCTTGCTATGTGTGTTTCAGGAACAAAGCTAGGATATACAGGCTTGCCATCCTGCACAGAGCCAAGACGATTCATAACATATACATCAATCCAGCTTTTTGTTTTACCTCTTACCAAGTTGGAGTAATAGGTCTTCAGCATATGTTTTTTATTCTCAGCCTTATCATTAGGCTGGTAATCTTGCACCTCACCATTGTTGGCAGTAACTTCTACCATGCCAGCGGGTTGTGTATAGAAGTTCCAGTTATCTGGCTTTACCAACATCTTTGCTTGCTCGCGTGGGATGTGGTCAGGCACAGGAACTTCGCCAGACATGATGGGCCACCAGTGGTCTTCTTCGGGAGCATTGGTATCGGCTATTACACCTGACCATGATGGCCCACCCTCGCGCATGGAAGGGAAGCGACCCACGCGCATTGTACACGCATCAATGATAGACTTAGGCACTTCTCGTGCCTCGTTAATCCAGATGCCAGTAAGTTCAAGTGAAAGTAGTTTCTTTACATCTTCGGGTCTATCGAGTGCAAGGAATAGCACTTCGAGGTCAAGGTCGTTCTTTTTAATATGATGAGTAAAAGGTACAGACCAATGAAACTTGCCCCACTCATTTTCAGGAAACCAATCCAGCCACGTTTTAATAGTGGTGGTTTTGAGTTGGGGGTTGGTGTTTCTAATAATCGCCCAACGACTACGCCGAATACCATCTTTGTTTTTCTCCTGCATCAAGGCCCTACGAAACACCTCGACACAACAACCAACTGACTTTCCAGAACCTACAGGGCCACGAATGCCACGAAAGAATATATCATCTCTCATAAAGGCTTTTAATACGTTACCATCTGGCTTGTAGTTAAAGTTGCTCAACGCCTTTGTCCTTACCGAATCTAATCATCTTATCAACAGTCTCAGGGCCAATAGAGGATATAACTTTGTCAGCTTCATAGTCTGTGCAGAAGTCTTTGGGATGGTGAGCAAGGTGTACCTTCTTCACCACTTTGCGAAGTATGTCACGCTCTTCTACATTCAAGGTATGCAGGAAACTCATATCAAATCCTAATCTGGAAAGTCTGGTAAACTTCTTAAATATTCCTCTTGCATTTCATCAATTTTCAATTCTTTAATAGCCGCCTTAAAAGCACCCAGACGACTATATCTTCCTGATTCCATGTAAGCATCAGCAAGGTCTTTGACTTTATTTCGAGTATATTTAAGGCGAACATCCTTCTTCAGAAGAGAGCCTTTAGCTTTTGGTTTGTTTGGTGCTTTTTTCATTATCTATGCCCCCTTGTCTTTTTGGCTATGTCTTTTGGCTGTTTGCTAAACTGTTTGCCCTTACGCAGTGCGGCTCGCTTTGCCTTAGTAGTGCGAGAGTATTCTGAGGCCGATAAAGATTTTATAGCAGATTCTGGTAGGTAACGCTCACCAGTAGCCTTGCTTCCTTGAGTGCTAGGCTTGCCTGATTTAGTGCGCCACTTTTGCTTTGTCCAAGCGCGTAAGGATTTCTGTGAGGGTGCGAGTGCCATTATCTAAACGTATAATTCTCGATTGCGTCTTTGTTTACAAGCGGCAAACCAGCATCTAAATACTGCATCTGTGTTGCGTTTTTGCCCAAACTTAGTAATGACTGACGCTTTTTGTCCATTCTCTTTTGATAACTAGCAAGTTCTTTTATTTGCTTTTTCTTGCTTTCGTCAACATTAGCTATTAAGTCACTTTGTTGTTTTGACCCTGTAGGGGCTGACGCGCCAGCAATAAATTTTCTAGCGATAATTCTTAGCTTAGAAGGTATTTTTTCTTGACGAGACTCAATACCACGATTAACAGCCGCATTAAATTGCGACAATGTTAACATTCTTAAATTAGATTCAAATTTTTTATCAGACATTAGTTTGTATATCCTCCGCCAGCTTTCTTATAGAGTAGAGCGAGTCTTTGGGCTTTTCTTGCTGACCACTGACCGCTTCTTCCCCCCTTTGCTTCTCGTTTTACTTGGTTGAACAGCCTCTTTCTCAGGGCTGGCTTGGTGTAGTTCCCTGCCGCGTTCACCGCCATCTTTAATCTCCACTAGTCTTTTAGAGTCTTTGGTGTATGTAGCACCTGACAAGACACGCCCATCAGGTGTTTTAATTGTAGGGCCATCATAGGGTGTGCCATCCCTAAACTGATACTTAGGCATTCTTTATCTTCTTCTTAAGAATATTCTTTTTAATAGCTTCAGGCAGTGTCTTCTGCTTTGCAGACAACAGTGACTTAGCTTTCTTTGGACGACCCTTCTGTGAGCCGTATGTTCCTTTACCCATTGGCATATTAATCTCCTTTTGCAATAAGGCTACGCTTTCTAATTCGTTTTATTTTACCTTCCTGTATCTTCAAAGCTACTTCAGCTCTCTCTAAAGCTTGGTCAAACTGCTGGTCGTTTAACCTTCTTGCTTCATTTATTTTAATTGCTTCTTTTCTTAATTTCTCTTCATAGGCAATTTTTTCTTGTTCATTTTGAATTGACTGCTGTCTTGCTTCAAACACAGCCATCATCTCTTCAACTTTTCTAGCTCTGGCTTTTATAACTGATGGAGGAGCTTTAGGTAATTTGTCAACCATTATGCTTTGTCCTTTTTGTTTTTATTTCTCTTAGATATTGCTCTGGCTTTCGCTCTTGCGTCAGCCTTACTGCTTGCACCCCACACTTGTAGAGACTTCAGTAAGCGAGTAGGCTTACCTTTCTCGTCACGCTCTGGGCCTTTCATGTTGCCCATACGAGCTAAGAAGGATGCCCTGCGTGGGTTATCCCCACCCTTAACAGGAGGCTTTAATGTGCCGCCCTTATAAGAGTCCCTACCCTTTTGATTTAAACCGCCCTTTGGATTCTTTCCTGCGGCCCTAGTCCATGCTGGTGTTGTTGCCATAATTACCTACGCTGTGTTTGTAAAATCATAGCCACTGTTAGTGCTACTTTTGGTCTTGCCACTAAATGGTATGCCATCAACTATAGGCCCACCATCATCGCCACCACTGAATGAAACAAGAGACCTAGCTTTGTTCCTAGCCCTTATCTCTGCGTTCTTCTTCTTGTTCTCTTCTGATAACTCATAGTTGCTTTTAACCAATTCATTGCTTGTATCTCTAGAGCCAATGTCAGCAACAGTAGCAGAACCAACACACATGACGGACTTCTCCATAAAAAAATAATTCTGAGCTTCGCATATATAGCATAAGCCATTATCCGCCGCTTGTGAAGCATCGGACTTTTTTCGGCTATAATGTTTGTGATGGACTACTAGTGACCATAGTGTCGCGGTTTTTGACCCCCCTGCTACTTAGCCGAGGTCTATACTCACCTTAATTTCCCCAGCGTGCATATGCAGTTGCTTGTCGGGCGGCTTGTAGCCAGCCCGATCGAGGATGTCCTTGCTAGCTTCTAGCTGGACATACTCGGACTTAGCCCCTTTGGCTAAGTTCAGCAACTTGGCGGCGGCTGTCGTAGCGTTAAGACCGAGGCTCTCTCCCACTCTCTGCATCATGTACTGTTGCACGTGAGGCAAGCGCAAAGCCTTACTGGCTGTCACTCTTCCAGCTTCGCCCTCTGCATATCCTGCTTTGTGCGCGGCCTCTTTGATGGTACATCCTTCTGCTACGAGCGTATCCACAAGTGCAGTTTGTTTGTCGGTGAGTTTAACTATGTCTGTCATTGCACAACCTGAATGAACCCCCCTTGTGTTCCCCCCTTTTTATGGCTCATTTGAAAACTGCTTGTCAACTCACAATTCACATCTAAAGAACATCTAAAAGGATTAGTCAGTGCATGGTCAGCTGATTGTCAGAAGGTAGTAGGTCACTGTCTTAGACAATCTCCTAATGGGTCTAACAGCGACTTCCCCTGCGCGAAACTCCTAGCAGGTCAGCAACCCCTGTCATAAGTAAAGCCGCAGGCCGCACCCTGCAAACACTGTGCCTATCTGGTTTGATATCTGTCTACCGTGGCTGGGCTTTACTTATGCTCCTGCACCCCCTCGCAAGGGGGCTTGTCGGCATAGCACAGTGGCCGTGACCTTGGGAGTTATCGGCAGGGGCTGTCCCTGTCATCACCATAAGGAGAATAAGATGTCTAAGAAAGTAACCAACAACCTTGTAGCTGACATTCAGCGTGACCATGTACTGACAAATCGTACAGTAAACAACCAACTAAACTATGAATTTGGTAGAATGATTAACAACCTTCACTGGTCAATCAATACAAAGTTATCAAAGATTGAAGAGATTGACGAGATTGTACAACAGGGTCACACATTCGATTCTGAAACTGGCGCACAAACTGAACCAGATTGGGTTCAACTAGCCAACAACAGAACGTGGCACGAACAGCAAATGGAAGTATCGCAAATGCTTCTAGATTATATCGAGCAAGCAAACGCTCAACTCTTCCCCGAAGT